GCACGGAGGTTGTTAACATTGCCTTGAGTCTTTACAAGGGCACGGTCAACTTTGCTTAAGCCTCCCATAATATAAAGTGCTTCAACAGCAGGGTTTACAACTCCGGTGTCAGGGTCATAGCTTTCATTAAGTGATCTAAAATGAATGCCTGGAAGGGTCTTTTCCTGATTGTATTTATAGGCTTGACCATTAACAGTAAAGAACGGCAAGCGCTCTAAAACAGGGCTTACCCTCGGAAATATAGAAATCACACCTTTCTTTAATGGATCTGTTACAAGCTTGCTTGCTTCTAATAATGTAAGCATGGTTTTTACTCCTTATTTTGTTTGCCATAGCCCGTGGCCATAATGGCCTGTGGACTCATGTTGTCAAAGTTAGTGGGCTTTTTATCGCCCGGCCTTTTCGTGTCGATAGACTCGGTTTTCTTGTCCTCAAAGAATCCCATCTTGAAAGCATTTTTCAGCCATGCAATTTTAGCAGCAGGCAGAAGGTCGGGAATAATGCTTCTTTTATCTTCCGGGACATCTTCAACAAGACCGTCTGCAACTTCCTGTAAGGTTTTCTCGGAAGCTTTCCGCTTTTCGATTTCCTCATTTAAGCGGTGCCTTGGAATTACGTCTTTATCCTTGTTATCGGGTTTTTCGTGTCCTTGCACGTCAAGGGTAAATTTGCCATCTTTCTCAAGGTAAAGTGCGGCAATGTTTTCATCGAGTTCATCAAGTGAACTTACTTCATATTGTAGTGCCATTTTCTAACCTCCATTTTTTTACGTCCCCGGCGGGACTTGGTTAAAAGTTATTATTCTAAAAGTTGTTTTTGTTCTTCTTTAATCTGTAGCAAGTGAGCAAGTGCATTTTCTCTTGATTCAAAGTCCGGGTTTTCTCTCATTGCAATATCGACCGGACTCAATACACCTTGTGAAATTTTCAGATCATCACTTTCAGCTTGAGTCTTTCCATCAAGTTTTGCTTGTAGGTCTGCAAAGTCGATTTTCAAAACTGCTTTCTCAGAAAGCTTCTTTTTGCTGTGGACGTTCCAGACTATTTTCATTAAATTGAAAAGTTGCTTTTCATAGCTCCGCCACAGGGCCAAATCATCAAGCCTCATTTCAGAAAGTTCTTTATTGTCCCATTGTTTTGAAATACCGGATTGCTTCTGTACATCTGTTGACATACTGGCAGCGCTCAAGCCATTAGAGACACACCCCCACTTGATAAGCTTGTCGATTGCTTCAACCACTTCCTTGATTTCTGCCTGTTGGCTTTTAAAGCCGATTTCTCCATTTTCAGGAAGTTCAACAAGACTTCCGGGGTCAGTTCTCAGACTCCCCCCTGTCTGTGAACCCTTGATATATCCAACCCCAAAACTTTGCTGTTGCATGAGGTAAATTAAATCAGTCAGTTTGATATTGATTGCTTCTTGAAGCGAAATAATGTCTTTCCCACCGGGAAGCCAGAAAGCACTTGACGGCGGTGCGAAATCAAATATCGAAACGAAAGGCAGGACTTTATAAGGGTTTTCAGCTTCATCAATGATGTCACCTTTCCAGTTTAAGCGTTGCCATGTATCAACAGACCACAAGCTATAGGTGATATCTTCCGGCTTTTCACTGTTTCCATAATTTGTGATTAAGATTTTTTCTAAAGTTTCGGGTGTGTCCCCCGTAACCACGTCAAGTAAATTTCCAGTCAGAATATCAAGGTCAATCTTTTCATTTCTCCAGACCACTTTAATCAAAATCGTTTTAAGTAATTTTGTATATCGGGAAGCTTGTTTTAATTTGACATCAAAACTGCATCCTTCAAGGATTTCAGCGTATAGCTTTTGATCTGCTTCGTTCCCCCCGTCAAGTGTCCGGGTAGGTGGTTCACGGTAAACTTGAGCAAGATTATTTATAATCTTCTTGATTATGTTCAGTTCAAGCTTGACCATCTTTTCAGGTTCTGAAAACAATTCTGCAAGCTGTTCATTAAGTCTTTCAAGCTGTTCATCGTGATAGAAATTAAGACGTTTTGCAGTCTCCACTTTTCTTGCTTGATTTGCAGAATTATAAAGAGTCAATCCCATTTTGCTAAAAAGCTGTGGCACTTGTGATTGAAACAACATGATTTATTTTCTCCTAAGCTGCTTGATAAATTTTAGCCCCTGTTAATTTTACTTTCCTTTCATAAAATTCTGGTATTGTAATCTCAGAATCAAGGTTGAATCGTTTGTATTCTTGAAACATGCTTTCAACTTCCTTGAATGCTTGGCACTGTTCAGAGCAAAGCAGTTGAAGACCTCCCCCAAATAGAAAACAGGCAAGACGCCTCTTTGATTTGTTTGTACAGGCAATATTCCCCAGCGTGTACAAATTCATTATTACAGAGCGCAAAGAAAAGATTGACCAGTTCACAGAGTAAATCCTATCATCTTTGAACTTTTGGGAAGCGTGACCGAAAGAATATTTCCCTCCTGTCCTCTGCGTATATACAAAAGTCTGCATCTCTGAAATTATACCTTTTAATGTTTCCGGGAAGTGAAAACGGCCTTCCTTACAGATACGATAGAACTCAGGAAAGCTTGCGTTTTGATTTGTGTCGTGTGCGCTTACCAGTTCAAACGGTATTTTCTGGTCATCAAGCCACGGTGCAAGGTCGGTTACTTCATAGTTTTCCAGCACAACATTATTAAGAGTATAGCGCTCATGGTCTTTCAAGATTGCTTTCTTAATCATCCTGCTTGTGTTCGGTATAATTACTTCTTGATTGAGCAGATATATTTCAGGCTCCCCATGTTCAGGGGAAGCAACTTTCAAGATAGTAGTCCAGACAGTGTTATCACCTCCGAAAAGTGATTTACTTCTATCCAGTCCCGCTCCAACTTTATAACTTCGCCCTTTTGTGAGTTCTGAAATATCTGAAACAGGAACTTTATATTTCGATTTGCAAAGGTTGATAACACTGGAAGGGAATAAAGCATTTCTTGCATCGGAACGTTTCCCCAAAATGTCCCGTGCAAAGTCGGTAGGCAGAACAGTTGACTGCAACCGTTTTGCTTTCGCCCGGTCAATCCAGACAGGTGCATCTTTTAAATAGTGTGCAAGACTTCGATATTGAACATGATCATAAAACATTGTCTTGTCTGTCTTTGCCTGCCTCTGCAATCCGTGTACGTGTCCATCTGTGTGGTCAACATTGGAGTCAATCAGGGATAGGGAGTTTTCAGAATCTAACAGGGAAGCTTGCAGAGCGTTCCACGGTTCCAAGTCCGGGCAGGCGTGAAAGTCTGAAGTCCATAAACAGTCAAGCTTGTCCCCAAAGGCCATTGAGGTTGAAACACCCATAGTCTGAATAAGTGACTTACGGACGGGACAATAAATTTCAGCAATGTTGATATGCTTTTCAGGAAATAACTGTCTTAACTTTGCTGTGTTCTCAATGATTCTTTTAAGCGTTCGGAACTGAACCCGCTTTGAATGCAGTTCAGTGTTTCCCAAAAGTTGAGTGACGTGGTTATTTCTTGAGGTGGTAAGCCAGAGTACTATTAATGCAAAGATGGTTGACTTGCCGTGCCTACGTGGTTCAATCAGTAGGCTTAAGGTATGCTTAAAGTTTCCGTTCTTATCAGCAGACAACATCCGCTTGATAAGCGTTGCTTGCTTTACAGTAGGAATAAAACGTTTATATGTATTCTTGCTGGTAAGTATCTTAGGCTTGATTTCGTTAAGCCAGTGAGCAAAGCCTAAAGCCCCCGGACGGTTCCAGCGCTCAATGGCCGTGGTGCCATCAACAGATACGAATTTGCCGGACTTCAAATTGACAGGAACGTTACGAGCGTTGATTCTGGTTTTTGATTGTTTTGATTTCTTTTTGACAGTCACGACAAACAGCACTCCAATAAAAATTGCAAAGTGCGTTGCCATGCGTCGAGGTTTAAACTTCGGCAGGGTTCAACAAACTTGATAAAAGGTAAAGCAGTTATTCTTTAAAGAACAGTGTGCAAGCAATCAGTTTCAAACATGACTGCCAGTGTTATTTCTCTATGTAAAACAAAATATAAAGTTCCTGTTTCAGATATTTCAGAACTCACAAAAGGGCGAAGTTATAAAGT